CACCAGTAATAGCTGCACCAGCACCTGAATTTACAAGCTCAGATTTTACTCTCCAATCAGTAGTTCTGTTAGGACGGAAATTTGTAACTAATGAATTTACAAGGCCATTAGCAACATTTAATTGACCAGCAGCATTTTGAGTTAAACCAGCTGGTGATTGGTAAGTACCATATTTGTAATTTGCAGGTCTTTTACCATAAGCAAATTGATTAGGTACATGCTCAAGTTTAATTAAGTAAAAGTTAATAGGTAATACTTGAATTGTACCTGAAGTACCATTGAATCCAATATAATCTACTTGTTCTCTGGCAGCAGCTCCTGGAGTTCCTACCCAAGCAGCAATTTGATTAAGGTCTAATACTACTTGTTGTAAAGGATTATAAGCACCACGATCTTTGATGATTTTAATTTTAGAGTAATTAAGTACTGTAGTTGCATCTAATACTTCATTAGACATATTAGCTACTACTACTGCACCAGCTACACCACTATTAGTAGAACCTGGAGTGATTGTTCCAGAAGTTACTGCTGTGCCAGCAGGTACAATGAATACACTCTTAATGTTATTTTTTGAATCTAAAGCCATTTTTTTAAAATGTTAATTTGTTGTTTGTTTTTGTTTTGCAAATATATAAAATATTTATTCTAAATTCTCTGCTGTTAATTGGTTAGCAGGTATCTGTTCTCTCACTGCTGCAGAGAGTAATTTTACAGCGATATCACATATACTTTGATGTGCTAAAGGATCTAATTCACAACTTACTTGTAAGTTAGGATTAGCTAAATTAATTTCAATATCTGTAGGATATTTAATGTACCTCATATAATAATTGGTAACATTTTCATTAGGGTTAGTACTAAATATAATACCATGTATTTTTCTATCGGGACCAATATTATTAACTTTTTTAGTACCATGTTCTAATCTCCATAAAATACCTTCAGTACCATCAGTCCATGGTTTTTTATAAGGGTTAAAATAATTTAAATTATACTCATCATGAGATATTGGAATTACAGTAATTCTATTATATGTAGGTGGGTTACTACCACATTTTTTAACATCTGTAGTACAACCTTCATAAATAGGTATCATACAATCAACTGGAATTGCCCAGAGTTTTTCTCCAGGCAATATACCAGTTTGTTGATTGTCAGGCAATCTTTCAATAGGAGGAAAAGCATCTTGACTATCCTTTATTAAATTTGCTAACTCTTGGATTCTAACTTCAGTTTCTTCAAAACCCTCCATGTTTCTATTACTTTTAGGGTTGATTCTTTGTAGTATATAATACCATTGAGCCTTTGTTAGAATAATGCTTGCTTCAGGGTCAACAAACCCAGGAGCACTTTGTGAATAAAGTGCATCATATGTCACAAGGACATTATCCCACATTTCATTAGCTGTCATAGCCAGATTGTTCTTTAAGTCTTTCTATAATAGCAAAGTTTTCTGAATCATTAATAAATTTAATTGCATTTACTTGTGGTCCAATATCTTTACCATCTAGGAATTGGTAAGTTTTTTCTCTAGTAATAACTAAAGCACCATTCTTTACTGCTTTCATTAATAATAGTTTTGCATCTTTTTGAGGATCATTTACTATCTTTAAAAATTGAACAGGTGAATCATTAACAAGTTTTCCAACATAGGCAAACACATAATCATAGTTTGTAGTATTACTAATTCTTGAATCATATAACCACATAATTTCTTTCAATTGTTCAATATCTGCTTTAACTCTTGCAAACCAAGAATATGCTTCTAGTTTTGTGTTTAATTCTTCTTTTTCTTGTATCTCAGCAACTTCTTGATCTACTATCATAAATCTGTAAGTACGCTTTTTGTTTTTCTCAGAAGGTGATGGTGCCACCACATTCTTGTTTAACATTAATACTTTATATTTTAGCATATCCATTGGAAGGTTTAAATCCAAAGTATTTGCTTCATTTCTCAATTTAACTGTACCACTTCTTTGCCAAAATGTATCAGGAAAACGATTACCTTTTTCATCAGTTTTATACTTAGTGATATCAAGGTCACCTTTATTCATTCCTAACATTCTTTCAAAGAAATCCTGTTCAGTAATTTCATCATCAGGAAACTCAGGAGTTCTAACTTTCTTGATGTTGTCAAGTGGTCTAATATATAGACCTGTCTTTTTACTTACAGGTACTGACAAATAAGTGAGTGCAGTATTAAACTGATAAGAACCATTTGTCTTATCCTTACCATCTTCACTAATTTGATATTTGTGTCCCCAACTATTGGGTCTTACAATTGGTACAACTTTAACCACCTTATCTATAAAGAAGCTTTCTAGTGGTGCAGCTGTTGTTTCTGTCTTATTAATTTTCTTGTCCATTTTCTTATTTTTTACAAAGGTATAAATAAAGGAGGATGTATTTCAACCCTCCTTTATGTTAATTATTTATTATACTAAGTTATAACGGAAATCTACAACTTTTGTTGGATCAGTAATCATCATTCCACCCCACATCATTCTGTGAATTTCATAACCATCAGATCTAGATACTGCCATTGAAGGAGAACCTTTACCTGCAGGTGTGAATGGATCACGCATACCTGGGATATAACGGAATACAGATGGTTGACCTTTTACAGATACTCTCTTAATTCCTGATTCACCACCAAAATCCATAGCAATCATTCTACGAGATTCAGTAGTTCCACCTTCTGGGTGAGTTTCAGGAAAAAGAACTTTATCATCAAACATTGGACAGTACATTAATTCAAATGTAATACCATTGATTGAATAGTATTTAGTAAACTGGAAACCAGCAGAAAGTGGCTTAGGAATACCATTAAGTTTTCCACCATTTTCTTTGTAGATAGTAGTATCATTACTACGGCCAGGACCATTACCTGCACTAGTAGTAATCATTAATTCAGTACCACCTTTAGCAAGTACAGCTCTGTGGAAATCACGGATACCATATTCACCTGTACACAAAGTAACAACCCTGTTACCCATCTCAATTCTTCCAATAGAAAGATCTAAGAATACTTCAGTTAAGAAGTCCAAATCAAGAGTTGAATAATAGTGAATATTAGATGGTGCAATTTGCTCAAACAAACCAGCACCTGATTCTAATGGATATTTACCAGAAGCATCTTTGTTTAAGAACAAATCTTTTTCTGTAAAGTTGTGTAAACCATAGAAGTGCATAACTACGTTAGCAACTTCAGCTTGGTACATAGCTATCATATCAAGATAGTTAATCCAAACTTTTTCTTGTTTACCATCAAGACCTGGAAAAGAAAACTCTAAAGGATAATTTTTACCTTCATTGATCATGTTACCAGGAACTTCATACTCAAAACGCTGCATAGTAATGCGGTTTCTCATTCTGAATGGTGAAGTAAAATTAGGCTTTTGACCACGGCTAGAAAGTGTAGATGGTGCTACGTTAAAAAACTTAGCCCAACGCTGACCAGCTTCAAGCTCATCTGCAGGAATAGATAATGTTGGATCTGATGTTAAAAGTTCTACTTCATATTCAAAGTTAGTACCTTTAGGTTTAACAGAGATTACGCGTAATAAGTATTCTGCTTTGTTACCTTTGATAATGTTATCTGGCTCAAAATATTCTTCACCATATACCATATAAAAAGCAGCAACACCTGCACCTAGTTCACCTAAGCTAGCAGCTGAAGTTCCAGCAGCATCATAAGCTTCCAATAAAGGAATATTCTTATCATGTTGACCTTGGAGCATCCACTCATAGTAGTTATTTTCTTCAACTTCTACTGTTGGAAATTGATTGAGGAAGTCAAACATCGCATTCTTCAAATTAGTTCTGAAGATTTGATGAATGGTGTTAGTTACAAGCTGTGGTCGCTTCATGTATAAAGCTCCCAAGTTATTTGCAGTTACAAGACCATTGTAGTCTTTAGCTGCGTATTTCTGGAGTTGAAATAATTGCATGGTTTATTTATTTGTTTTTAAGGAAATGTTCAAGTGAGGATAATACATCAGATTCTTTTTCTGAGATATTATTACTCAAATTTGAGCCTGATCTAAATGCAGCCTTTTTTAATCTGTCATCTATAGACCTTGATACTTTAGTTTCTGCTAATCTCATGAGTTTAGTTAAGTCAGGTTTAAGATTACCTCTTTCATCTGTATTAAATAAACCAAGTTCAGTCAGATAATGCAACTGCATTCTAAAGGCTTCAGGGTTTTTTCTTGACAAAGCTGCTACTTTGTTTAAGGGTTGTTTATTTTCATCATAAGCAACTGTTTCTGTCATAGACTTATACAGTTGATCTTTCATTTTTTCAGTAAGTGGAACTCCTTTAAAAATCTCTGGAGTTTGTACTATTGCTGCTTTTAGAGCTTGAAGCCTTTGTCCAGCTTCTTGCTGTCTACGTTGAGCAATATATTGTTCTTCTTGCTTTTTAGCTTGTATTTGTTTTTGAACTTCTTGATTTAAAGACTGTGCTGCTTCTAATCCTTCATCAGCCAATTCATCTAAATCTCTTGCTCTTTCTACATATTTACTAATTTTTTCATTAGAAAATCCTTTAGTTCTAAGAAGTTCTCTGTAAAGCTGCTCTGCTTTTGCAGGATTGCTTTCAAGTTCTTCTCTAGTAACACTAGAATAATCTACAATTTTACCACCAATATCAGATGCTGAATCTTCATCTAACCCATCCATAAATAATTGGAATTGAGTTCTCATTTTAGCAGGCATCTCAGATACAACTTCTTCAAAGATTTTTAATCCTCTTTTAAAGTCACGTCTTTCCATTAGATATTTAAAACTTTCAGGAGAGCCATCAAATTCAAAATCATCATCAGCAGCAAAATCATCATCATCAAATAAACCTTCAGATTTTAACTGTTCAGCTAAAACTTTGTATAAAGGTTCATCGTCTTTACTGTCACTTTTCAAAGAACTATCAACAGGTGCAAAATCTTTTGCTTTCTGTTCTATACTTTTTTCATTCTCATCTTCATCATCTGAATCACTAATCAGATTAGAAAGTTCTGTGTCAAAATCAAAATCACTTCCTTCAACAGTATCTTTTATTAGATTCTTATCTGAGGAATTATCAATTGTCTCTATTCCATCACCATCTGGTCCACCAAATTCTGGGGAATAATACTTATTTATCTTCATTTTTCTTATTTGTTTACAAAATTATGTTTATTAATTATTACCTTATTGTTATACAAGCTTATTCTATATAGCTTATTTCTTATCATATTTATTCTTATTTTCTTTAGCAATCTTTAGAGCAGTCTCTGATTTAAGTTCTTCAATCTCTTTTTTAGAAGAGATTTCTTTCTCTTTAATAACTAATTTTTTTCTTTCAATTTCATTCTTTTGTCTATCTGCAGAATACTTTAATTGATGTTCTCTATCTTTTTGTACCTGCTCAAAAGTTTGTTTTTGTTGTTGTAAAGCAATCTTATTTTGCTCTAATATATCAGGCACCATATTATCATTAACATCTGTATCTTGTGCATAGCCCATAGCTTTAAGAGTTTCAATTTGTATTTTATTATCTCTATCTAGCTGTCTATTAATATCTTCTCTATCAAGTTTAGCATATTCAAGTTGTAATGCTTGTTGTCTTATTTCAGCTTCTTGTGCAGCAAGTTCTTTTTCATGTTGCTGTTGAGCTTGTTGTTGCTCTTGTGCTTCTTGAGCCATTTTATCTTGAGCTTCTTCTAGATATCTTGCCAATGACGATATACTGTCTTTCTTATATATTTCAATAAGGTCTCTAAATTTAATCTGACCTGTCTGCATACCTGCGTGAGCCAATTGATTAAGAGCTTGCATAAGTTCTTGTGTGTTTGGTCCATCATCTATATGTATATCGTATTCTGATTCACAAAATTCATCATAACTATTAACTACTTCAACCATCATATCATCACCTACATACTGTACTTTCTTAGGATTTTGTTTCCATACATACTTAGCAACTTCAAGTAATCTTTGCATACAATCCCTTTTAAATGAGTTATGTAAAGCAAAGTATTTCTCAGTCATTGAGTTAGATGCTGACCATCCCATATTAGATGTACCTACATTAGCATCACCTTTAATATCTCCTTGTCTATATTCATTAACTCCAGATATTAAATCCATTTGTGATTTAATAAACCCAATAAGGTTAACGTGTTGTGTAATATAATTACCCATTTCAAGGTTAATACCTTGTGCTGACATTTGATTAAAAGTACCTGCAGATTTACCTTGCATTGGGCCTTTAATTACTTCATTAGTTGGGTCTAAGAATAAAATGTTAGTTGCTTCTGCATATTGTAACCACTTCAATGGATCCCACTCTGATGGAATCATACTTACATTAATCCCTAACATTGGGCCTTTATATTTAGACAATGCCAAGTTTAATCTGTGGAAATAAATATCATATAAATAATCCATAGGTTTAATGTTATCCATAAATGACATTACCCTTGAATTATTTGTATTACAGTAAATACCTACATAAGGTGGTTTACTTTCTGATAGATTAGACATACTTCTTGATTGATAAGGTATTGGTCTAATCTTAACATAAATATCATTAGCTATTTTAGTTCCTTCCCACCATTCATTAATCCATAACCAATCTACTGTTTCTCCAGCATCTTTATCTATTTTGTAATACTCGTCTATTATTCTTTCTTGTTGGCTACCATCATCATCATAGTACTTTAATTTACCAATTTTTCTTCTAGATTTCCAACACACTCTCATAATTCTTACATTACCTCTTTGGTCATAAGCACCTCCAAAATAGTGTGTTGCAATCTGATTAGGTACAAATAATTCCCCTGCAGTATATCCAAATCTTTCCTCTACTGTAATATCCCTATTATAAGCCATTTGAATACCACCAGTTTTCATACTGTTGTATTCTTTACTTTGCTCTAGTGTATCTATTTCATCTTTAGTAAGTTCATTGTGATAGTAATCTACTACTTGTCCTACTGACATCATTGTATATTCTACAATCCAATCAGCATCTTCTAATTTATATGTTTCAGGAGATTGTATAGTAAACAAATACAAAGGGTTAACCTTTCTAAATACTATATCATTACCTAATTCTTCAATACACACTACTTCTTCACCACAAACTAAGAAATCTTCCCAACATCTTAAGAAAGTATCAGATACATCAAGTCTTTTATATTCATACTTAAGTATCTTATTAGCAGTCATTTCTTTTAAATCTTGATAATTATATTTTAAGTATTTATCATATTTAGAAATCTCTTTCTGCATTTCTTCTTCTAAAGCTTTTGGGTCTACTTCTTGCCCTTCTACAGAAGATTCTAATTTTTGTTTTGCTATATCTACTAGCTTTTGATGCCACATATCTCTAATGCTTTCCTCTTTAGAAGAAATACCCATTTGGTCATCAGAAGATATATAAGCTTTAAATGGATACCTAGTTAATCTCTTAGCTTCTTCACCTACTAAAGTGTTAATCTTAGAGTTACCTAATCCAATATGTTGCATACTTTTAGGTGCAGCAGAAAACTCTACACCATAAGGCTCACAAATCTGTTGTATGTCTTTATCTGTAAGCATGTTATTCCTAAGTCTGTAATTAACTTTCTTATTATAGAAAGTTTGTCTTACTACTGAGGAGTCAAACATCAATACATTTTCTCCAGCATCTACGCATCTCATACCCCATTCAAGGTCTTTCTTAGAATCTGGTAAAGCTTGTTCTGGTACTTGTATTACTAAATTGTTCATATTAAGTTTACAAAATTAAGGTTATTTAGTTTACAAATCATTACTTAGTAAACATATTGTTAAAAAAAGCACCACCTTCATTATAGCTGTTATCAGCAAATGGGTCATCATTATGTTTTAGAAACCCTCTTTCTTTAAAGAAATCAGATTCTAAAAAGTTTTTAGTACTTCTTGTTTCTGCTTGTATTGCTTGTTTATTTAAAGTAACATCTAATATTAATACAGCAATCAAAGCTGACACTCTATCAAAGTTACCATCTTTATTCCACTTAATTAATTCTTGTATTAATCCTGTAGAACGTAACCTGTTTACATTAAGTATTTCAGAGTTAGGTTCAATTGGTTCTAACAACCATTCTCTAATTAACTCTCTACCCCATGTATTAGTTCTCTCAGTGGCTTTAAATCCATAAGATGTATTCAAGTTAGGTTTCCACTCAATCTTATCTCTAAGCTGTGTTGGAGTTTCTGCTAACATATGTAAACATTTTCTATGTTCCATATAAGTAACAAAACCTAACTTATTAATCTCTGGAAATCCCGCAGCATTGTAATACACAATTAACTTTCTACAATTTTCATAGAATTCTTTAGCTAATTGTGGTCTACCTGTGTACTCAGCTACTATTCTTCTAGTAAATCTATCAAATACAAAGGCACAACCTACAGAATCTGTAGTTGAATAGTCATCATCATAGGGGTCAATACCTACAACATATCTTCTTACAAATACTTTTCCATCACTATCTTTTTGAGGCTGCTCATAAACTTCAATACACCCTTTAATATCATCATCAGGTCTACGTTTAATTGGATAATCTCTAAGTGGCATTACATTATCCATAGATGTAAACCTTAATTCACCATCTTCTTGTGGTGTAATGTAACCAGTCCAATTACTCTCAACATATTTCTGAGAGTTAACCTTAATATCAGCTAATCTTTCATTAAGTAACATAGTAGGAAACATATTTCCTGATGTTACTAAGAATGCTTCTGATGGTGTAAGTGGATATTGTGTTACTGCATCTCTATATGCTGATGGATTACCTTTTTTAGTTTCTCTATAAGCCATTATTGACTTTAAAGCATACTCCTCATTAGAATTTCCATTAATATCTACTAATGGTATTGTCTTTTTAGACTCTTTATCAGTATAAACTCCAAATCTTTGTTTAGTAGATGGTAAAAACCACCCACATTGTTGGTTTCCTTTTTCAGGTTCCCACTCATTTGGGAATGCTAACAAGTTAAACCTTTCTGGATCATAATACATTTCAGAAAATGCAGCAGTTCCACCACCCATATCTCCACCTGTACCATAAATAATAGGAATACCAATAACATCATCACCATCTTTCCAACAAGGTTCAGATATATTGTATGATTCTATGATATTACTAAAGATACCTGCTTCCTCAAATAGGAAAATAGAGCTACTCATACCTGCAGATGCAAATGAGTTATCTTTAAATGTGATTTTTCTAATATCAGACTGATAACCTACCCATACATCTCTACCATCTTCCATCTTTTGTTGATGTCTTGACTTTACATAGTCTTGAGTATTAGGATTTCTAGGTTTATACCATACAGTATTCTGATCTAGAAAGTTAATATTATTTAATGTCATAGCCATTGTATTATCTGAGTACTTATTTTCATAAGCAGAGATAATACACTTAGCATTCCTAAAGAAATTATATTCATGTACAACTAGTGCAGCATTCTTGTAAGAAAATCCAGTTCTACGTGGCTTAACCATGATAAAACCTTTTTTCTCTTTTCTAGCTTGTTCAATAAGAGTAAAGAATTCTAAATCTACATCTGTAAATCTAGGAAACCCTTCAGTCTTCCTACCAGTTTTTTCATCTTTTAAAAGCATCCTAGTATAGTTCAGGTAAAAATAGTATGTCCCAGGTATTGTCGTATTTCCTATAGTTACACCCTCCATACACTTTCTTACTTCCTCTTTCCAAAACTCATTATACTGATATGTACCAATAAGAGCTTTAGTATAGAATCCTGTAGTTTCAAACTCTGTCCTTGATTCTAGGAATGCTTTTGTATTACTTAATATCATACATTAAAAGATGTGTTCACAATTTTATCTCCTCTATTCTTAATAGCAGTAGTTTCTTTTTCAGATTTAACTGCTGATTCTAATGTCTTATATTGTGAGATTACTTTACTGATAGAATCCATTATTTTTAATACTGGTGTAACTGATTCACTATCAAGTGTATTCTCTTTTAAATAGTCTGACATTTCTTCTATTTTATCTTTAACACTATTGAACAATCTTTCAATAGGTGTTTCTTTTAAGCTTTTGTATATCTTACAAGCCTGCTGGACTTGCTCTGAAGGCTCATATTCTTTCTTACCAAGTACCTCCTCCTTAATGGCTTCAATTCTTTTTTCTTCTGAGTAATTATTATAAGGCGAGTTAAAGTCACATAGATGGTAAATATACTTAAAATCATTATAAGCATTTATCTTATTTTTACTTTTATCAGTCTTCCAAAGAATCTCAAAACATTCTATAGTTAATATCTCTGGAGACACTATAATTTCATTATCCTTTATATCAAAGACTTTCATTATTTAAGATAGGTTAACTTATAAATAGTAGAGTATGTTAATGATGCAATTTCATCAACTTGGTTCTTTAACCACTCATCCTTAAACACATCTCTTGAGCTTTCTACATAATTAGCAAACTCTTGTAAAAAAGCTAGAAAATTATCTGGTCTTGATAGTTTAATATCAATATTAACAATACCATGTTTACCTTGATAACTTTCTACAAAGTCATCAGCTAATTCTAATAACTCATCATAAAATGTATTGAGTGCACTATGTGCTGCAAAGCTTCTAGTTTTTAAATGCTCTATATGAGCAGCATCCCTAAGTTCAAATAATCTTCCTATAAACCTAAGTGGAGAATTCATTGGGTTCTCCTTTAATCTTTCTGTTAATCCCATATCTTTTTAATTTACTTTTATTTACTACAAATTTACCAAAATTTTTGATAATACAGTTATTATCCCAAGTTTCTTCATTGCTGTCATTTATTTTACTAAACTCTTCTGTTAAAAACACAAATACATTACAATAGATACTCTTGGCATCCTTATAGCATATATCATGTTTTTTACTTATTTCTGTTAGTACCTTTACTACTTCTTGCTGCAGCATAAAACCCTTTAATTATTATTCTTGGTGGTGTATTCTTCATTTCCATTAACTGCTCAAAAGAATGCTTAACAGGTAACCAACCATCTATTGTTCTAAGTAAGCATTTACTTTTATAAGGTTTCTTGGTTTTCTCATTAATAATCTCACAAAACTCTAGTATTTCTTGAACTTCAATTCTCTTAACTACAACTTTACCATAAACCTCAATAGTAATTGGTTTACCATCTGCATCTACTGAAGGTTTATCAGTAACAATTTGTTCAAGAGTTTTAACTATCATCCTACTACAAAGTTATTTAAATAATTAATCCACAATTCTCTCTTGCTAGTTTCTACAATCCTGTTATACTCCTTAATAGACTCATGATTTGAAGGTAGTACTTTGAAAACCAGTACCCACTTTTCATCAGGAAGTTTTTCCACATGTTTAATATATTGATATCTCTTGTTTCTCTTAATGAATTTCTTAGCCAGTTCAGTATATACACCTAATTTCTGTATTACAACATCAAAATCTTTATGAATAAATACCATAGTATTTGATCCACACTTAGGATTGATAATCATTGTTAATTCTATTTTAGCAAAAGTACAAATTAATCCTCGTCATACACCACACTAATAGGTGTGATAACTACCCAAGATCCATTTCTACCCATATTTCTATCATATATAAACCTAATGACATTGCCACCATGTTCTATATCAGCATCCATATGTTCAGTAAGTTGTTTATTTCTATGCAAGTGGTTTACTGTAGTATATAACTCATTAAGCTTACTTGCTTTTATCTCTATTCTTTTCATCTCTATTTAAAGTTTTATTGTATCCAGCCCTAACTCTATCATTAGGTAAAGTCCATACCTCACCATTATCCATAAATATAGTCCAATATAAATGATGTTCTAATCCATGATTCTCAACAAAGTGAGCTAACCCATAAGATTTAAGCTCTGGAACATATAACCATAGTGGTGGATTTAACTGTGTCATTACATTGTAGTTAGTGGTTCTATTGCAGAATTAATACACTTACAGCAAATATCAGCTTCTCTAAACATTTGGTATTTGTGACTAACACCATCAGATGTTTTACCTTGGAAGCTAGTTGGAATAGAATGAGGAAAAAACATAACAGTATCTCCTACTTTGTAAAGCTCTACATCTTTACCTGTGGCAACAATAACATCACCATTATATTCATCTAATTCAAAATTCTGCATTCCTTGTGGAAGATAAACTCCACTAGCAGTTTTAACTGCTTCTTTATACTCAATCAAAATACCTTTTGGGTGTGGTTCATACATAATCATATCTTATAGTTTTTTTACAAAAGTAAAGTGATAGTTTGACTTTACAAAATAAAAGTCAAGTTAAAGTTTTACTTTTAATATAATTAACTGTTACTGAGTAGGTATAATTTTCCCCTTGAGGTTTTTAATGTTAATTTTGAATTTCCTGTAGTTGGTGTTTAGCCCCTAGCCTACTCTTTCCCTTACACGTTGGTGGTAGTCCTACAATTATATCAAAATCTTTTTTGTAACTATCGGAGAAACTTAGTTTACTATTTGCAAACCTTTGATCCAACTTCTAACCCACTTTTACTTATGGGTGGTCTAACTTTAAGAGGTGTGTTAAAATTAGGTTACAGTGCAAAGGTAGATAAAAATTTTTTATAAAATACAAAAAGTTTTTTAAAATTTTTTAAAAATGTTTTGTGAATATGTGGGTGGTGACCTACTCCACAAAACCACCCTCCCTAATCATTAGCGGAGCTGTTGCCCCGTGGTAAAAAAATAAAGAACAATGAATGAGTTAATTATTTCCCGTATGGGTAAAGCTAGTGAAAAATCAGTTGAAATCACTGCGGAAAACATTGAATTAGTTTATGATTCAACAATAGTAATGGCAGGCGTTGCCTACTTGTTGAAAATACAGCCTAAATTCATAATGTTAAAAGATAACAGAGGTATCATCGCTTCGCGAGATACTGTGTTGGAGATAGGCCAAGCTTTAAAAAACCATTTACAGCCACAAGTTGTGCAGGCTCCTGCGTCGCCTTTCAAAATTGATGGCTAAAATGGCTTTCAGCTAAAACAGTGGAACTCTTTCAGAGTTCCCTGTTTAGTCTTTTGTTAGTATATATCTACCTTTCTTTCACAGACATTTTCATCCTACGTGCTTCAGATGAAACATTATTAAATATATAGCACAAAAACCAAACAAACTTCACATTTGATTAAAAAGTTTAATAAACTTGGCTTTATTTATAAAGTGTTTAATTGCCTAAGAAGCAATATCAAATAACAATCTCATTATTCAAATCAAAAACAGCTTAGTCCAAGCCTTAGTAGCATTATCGCTATACATACCTGAAGCAGGATGATGAATGGACACTACATAACTTTGATAACATTATGTTGGACTTGGGATTAAACCCTTCGGAGACCAATGTAACACCAACCTGCCAGATTAATTTCTTGAAGGTGATAATGTTATCAAAGTTTTACCTTTAAATTCACTAATCATTATATAAAATGAACAAAAAAGCAAGAAAATTAGTATTGTTAGCAGTATGGATAATCTGTATTCTTAACATTGTGTTCTTTGGAGATATAATTATAAACTATCTCATAGGCAACACAGAATCACCATTTAGTGGTGCTACAACAAAAGGACCTCAATGTCAATTAAGTCTAATGATGGTATTACTATGTATTACTATTATCAGTATTTATACTATAGCACTAAGAGAACCAAAAACTACAATAATCATTATAAAAGAAAAATGAAGGTGTTTTACAAACATTAGGTGAATCATTAATAGATAAATATGGTTATGAAGAAGCTTTTAGAGTTTCTGCTAGTACACATATTATTTCTTGTCCAGGATGTGGTAAATCTTGGTGTGATTAAATTACCAAAAACTAATGCTCTGAAGTTCTCACATAAGTGAGTTTTGTAAGAGCACAATGCAAACAAAATGGAAAATACACTTAAAGCCGAATACTCTCTTTCTAATGTACAAGAGTGTTTAAGTATGTGGTTAGATAGTTCTGGAACTACTCAAACTCATTTGAGAGTTAGAGCCATTAAATGGCTAAACAATAAACTTAAAGAAAACAATGAATTATCTACACCAGATAGGGAAGAATTTCATAATAAGTTTTACCTTGAAATGAAAAACAAATAATTATTAACTAATATTTAGATATTAGAGGAAGATTATCAAGTATTCATCTTAATCATTCAGAATCACACATAAGTAATACATTTTATGATTTACCTTATGTAAAAAATGAAGATGAAGCTCAAGAATTACTTGACCTTAAAAACGAATGTGAACTTAACTCTTTAGAAAATCAATCTTTAGAATGTTAATCTCAATGCACTAACCTTAGGGTGAGCAGTTGTAATAAGTAAGTTTGTGAGCTATCACAAGGCTGCTGAAACTAGTAACAATTATTTTGTGAGATTCTTCAAGTAGTAGACTATAGCGGTTGTTCTACAGGGAAGTATAAAGCTACATAGATTGTTATTATTACAATTGAGTGCAGAGGGATTTTCATAGCATAAGTGATGAAACAATGCAAGTATATGGTACTTAATATCATACAAATAGGTTGAAAGACCTTGAAATACCTAATGCAAACAGTTGTGATATAATCGGTTACGTAAATCCTTACAAGT